CCGCAGGTACTGCACCACAATCTCGTGGTCGGCCGCATACTCCCGCAGCGCCGCCCGACTGCACGACGGCTTGCCGTCCGCATCCACCGGAGTCTGCCCCAGCAGCGCTGTGAACACCTCTTTGAGCTGGTGCGGCGAGTTGATGTTGAATCCGGCCGGCCGCTTATCGCCACCCCGCACCGTGCCAGTGGCCTTCGGCCTGAGGTTCAGCTCACCATCAGGATCCCGAGGCAGCTTGTGCGTCGTAGGCAGCGCCGCGTCGAGCGCCACCACAAACTCCGCGCCCATGCGCTGGTTGTCCGCCTCCAGGTCATCGCGGAGCTGCTCCAGCATCTCCTTGTTGAACGGCAGGCCCGTGCGCCAGAGCTGTGCCATCGCTGGCAGCGCCTCGCACTCCAGTCCCCAAGCGTGGCGTAGCTGCCCGGTCTTCAGCCGCTCCCGCAATGGCTCCCACAGATCCAACAGCAGCTTGACGTCGTTCGCCGCATACTCCAACTGCTCCTTGCGAAGGTCGCCGCTCCAGTCGCTCTTCTGCTCCTCCTTGGACATCTCCACGTTGAGGTAGCGCTTGACGACAAACTGCAGCCCGTTACGCAGGTTGGGCAGCCCGTTCGTCAGCAGACGACTTGCCAGCATTGAGCAGAACACCTCCCCCTCGGGATACAGCTCGTGCTCCTGAAGCCAGCCCAGATCAAATACAGCGTTGTGGGCCAGCCAGCGCCGCTTTCGTGCGAAGAACCGATCCAGCTCCAGCCAGCCCTCGTTGTCCAGCTCCCAGCAATCAATCACCACCGGAAACTCGCCTTCGGCGCAGAACTGCAGGAGCCGCATCCCGCCATTGACAGGTTGCAGCCCCGTCGTCTCACAGTCGAACGCCACCAGATCGGCATCCTCCAGCAGGCTCAGATGCTCGACCCCAAAATTGATTTTCATGCCAAGTAAGGCGGTTACCCTATTAGGGTAGCACGTCAGTCGGCAAAAGCCTCCAGCTCGTTGGCGACGGCGCAAAGATAATCAACACATTCCATACCATCCCAGTGATGGTTGACTTGATCCGCAGCAGCTCGCAGGGCGGCGGCGGCAATTACCTCGGCGTCGTTGGGGGCCTCCTGTTCGACAGACCAATAGGCAGAGAAAGCAGCATCACGCACCGCCTGCGCGGCGGGGGAGAGGTCAGTCATCGCTGCGCCTCCAGCTTGTCAATAAGTCGCATCAGGTACCACATGGCTTTCTGCGCGTCCTGCTGTGGGTTGTCCTTGTCCCACATGCGCTCCAGGTATTTGAGCACTTGCCACTGGAGCGCCCCAAGCACTGGATCGGGCGCCCGACGCACAGCGTCTTCCAGCACCTCAATGACTTCAAACTGGCGTCCCGCCGTGTAATGCGCGGGGCGATTTACCATATCAACAGAAGGTGTTTGCATGAGTCAGTTCTGCAGTTTGAGTTTAATAGCAACGTGAAAATATCCGGCAACTTTCATGCGTCGATAAAGGGTGCCTGCTTCTTCGGTGTGCTTATCTTCAATAAGGCTATACGCGTAGCGAAACTCCTCAAGCCGTGCCAAAGTTTCAATGTTAAGCAAGTTAAGGTCGTTCTCAGATAGTTCAGAAATTTTGTCTAAATAGACAATTTTACCGTTTAATAGGTAGGAACGGTAGTAAGGAATAGAAACAGTGTCAGTCATAGAGGTCGGAAAGGTCTACAGGTGCCCAGTCGGTGACGTTCTCGGACAGGATGTCCATGAACTCTGCGTCGGTCGCAGGGATCAGCGCTTCATCGTCCATGTGCCAGGTGCCTCGGCACAAGGCAGGCCCCCACTCGGGCGGGTCGAGATCGCTCTGCTTGCGGACAAGTACCGCATCGTCAACCACAGCCTCAACCACAAGTAAGTCGCCATCGAACCGGAGGTCGTTGATTTCAAGAACTTGACTCATTTGCCTGCCTCCTCAAGCACGACACGGCTCGCCGCCTCAATCTGCCCAACGATCCAGTGCTCCAGCTGCTTCAGGCGCTCCAGGTGGAACGCATCGTAGGGAGCGTCAATCGCCCTGTCGTGCAGGACATTGATGTGATGCTGCGCCAGCCGCTGCGCGTACTGCACAGAGCTGAGCGCGGTGAACAGCGACATGGTGCCGCTGGGTGCCTCAAGGGCGGGTGTGATGGTGGTGATAACCATAACGGCCTTGTAACTGCGGTTACCCTAACAGTCTAGAACCGATGGCTGCCGCTAGCCAGTCGCATTACTTAACATTCGCTGAGGCCAAATGCCTCTGGCTCGTCTGCGGCGATGACGAGGACGTCAACGCCTTGCTCCACGGCCTCCCGAAGGGCTAGCTCGACGACCGAGTAGCCCTCAGGGCTGTTCCAGATGCAGAACTCCTCGACCCAGCGCGGCCGACCTTGCTTGTACCAAGTCAGCCGCACCAGCGCTAAGGCGTTCTCAACCGTCAGCTCGCCGGTGGAGAACATCACCACTGGTTTGCGAGGCGGAACGGCGCGTGTCATCACTCTTTCCAGAACGAGGCGGCCTCATCGTCGAGCTTATCCAGCTCTGCCCTCGCGCGGGGATATTGCCCAGAGTGTCCCTTTGCTTCAGATTCGGCTTCAACACTGGGATTTGCCTGTGGACAGGCGGTGTCCTCGGGCAATAAGTGTCCCCGATCCAGTTCTACCAGCTCTACCCCGGGGACACCCTCCGAAACGGGACAGAGGCTGTCTCCAGTCTCATCCGTTCCAGCAGAAGGGATGTACCCCTCAGAGGACACCAATTCAGTCTCTCCGCGCGCACACGAAGAAGAGGCAGAAGAAAGTACAGCACGATACAAATGGATCGGTGCTCCAGTCGGAACTTTCTGCTGGTCCGCCACCACGATCAATCCGCGCTTCACCAACCGCTGGAGCGCCTTCTTGGTAGCCGCTACCTTCCCGCCCACCAGCGGGTCAGCATTCAAGTCCTGGCGGCTCAAAGTACGGGGAAACACCGTACGCAGCCTCTGCAGCACTCGATCGCTGTGGCTCGCCGGCGTCGCATCACTGGCATCCACCTCAGGCGTGAAGTCCCGAATGCTGAAGCTCAGGTCGTCCTCCTGCTGCATGAGCAGCTGAGTGCCACCCCGCCCACAACGCGACTTCTCAATCGTGATGACCCTGGAACGCTGCCCCAGCCGCTCCAGATCCCGCCCCTCGGGCTTCTTCAGGCTCCACGTCTCGTTGACCGCATCCCGAATGGCGCTGGTGCCCCTGAACCCACCCTGCTTGTTCGCGTGGTGAATGATCAGGATCGTCGTCGCCGGGTACAGCACCCCGTTGTTCCGCGTCAGCCAGTACAGCGGCATCGCAAACTCCGACTTGTTCTCGTCGAACGCCTTGCCACCCGAGCAGCCAATCAGCGAGTCGATAATCACCAGCTTCGGCCGGCGCCGCTTCATTAGCTCCACAAACTGTGCGTAGTACTGGAGCGACCACTCTCCCCGAATCAGGGTCCGGTCATCCAGCGGAAAATCCGCCTCCTCCAGCTGCTCCTGCAGATCCGACAGCGGCTGGTCTCCATTCAGGATCACCACCCCACCGGGCTCGATCGGCATCGGCTTACCCCGCACCACAAACGGCTGCCCGGTCAGCACATGCTTCGCCAGCGTCCAGCACGACATCGACTTACCGTCACCGCCCGCGCCGTACACGACAACCACCGCCGGCGTCGGCAGCAAATCAGGAATGAGGTACTCCCTCCTCACAGCAAACTCATGCAGCTTGTCACCAGTGATCTCCCCAGGGTTTTCAGTAAAGCCAACGTGATCCACATAGACCTGCTCCAACTTGGCCTGATCCCGATACCCAGCATTCAAGGCCAGCTGATTCAGCAGGTAGTTCCTCTTGCCTGGATCGGGCAGCTCCATGACCTCGGTCATGCGCTCCATCGCCTCCTCAAAAGTCAGAACGTGCTGCCGCGTCTCCTGAACCGAGCGGATCTCCGCCTTCGCAACCGCATCCCGGCTTGCGTCCGAAAATCGCCGCCTCATCGGATCCTGCTGGTCCGCCATCCAGATCAGCGAGTTAAACCGGATCCCCCCACCACGCTTAAAGCTGCTCCACGCCGCCTCACAGGGATTCCCTTCCTTCCACTCGTCCGCATACTCCGGGTCATCCGCACTCCACGCACTCCACAGCGTCAGTCCCAGCTCGTTCGGCAGCGCATCATGCAGCGCCATCCCGATCTGAATCCACTGGTCCCGACTGCCCGACCCCATATGCGGAATCACCCGCAGACAGTCCTGAGCAATCTCCGCCACCTCATCCGTCGTGCGATCCGAGAAGTCCAGCGCCTTCCTGTTCTTCAGGAAGCCATTCACCGCCGGCTCCGACTGGGTCGCCGCATCCCGCATCTCAGCGATCAGCCAATCAGGAGCCACCGGAATGGCCTCCAGATCGCCCTCAAAGCCGTAGAAGCCCTCCGCGCCCTTCCCATTGGTAGAACCCGGATAAGCCCCATACAGGAGCCCCTGGCGCCCCCACAAGACCTCATACCCCACACCAGTGGCACTCAGCGAGATCCCCTTGACCTCGTTCCAGTGCTCCTCAGGCACCAAAAACAGGAACTTCGCCGCATTCGCCTTGGTACTCGTCACCACCGGAGCACCGTCCAGCGACTCACCCCACTTCTGGCGCAGCTTGCTGAGATTGGCGTCCACGTCCAAAATCACCAGCCCCTTGCTCCGCGGCCCGGTGAACATCCCCACCGCTTGGAACGTCTCCGGCTGCCGCTCGATCTGCAGAGCCACGTCCGCCGGCCCCATCACATGGTGGAGCGACCGCCCCAGCGGCGCCTTGCCCTTGCTTACCTGCCCGCCCGGCAGGGTCGCCCCCTTCACATAAATCGGGGCATACGCATATCCCTGCGGCAAAGCCCGCACAAATGCGAGCAGCTCTTTCGCCTGGTTCGTCACGCTGTTACACTCCTAGTGTGATGTTGGTGTTCCGCCCCGTGCCCTTTCCGGCATGGGGCGTTTTCACACCTTACACACACCGCCCCATTTCTGCTACAATCACACTCGATGGCACTTCAGCCGTCCACCCACTGACCCAAAACCATGGCATTCCTGTCCAAAACCGCCTCCGCCTCCGTCAACGCGACCTCCGGCGGCTCCTACCTTTCCCCCTC